TCTGCGGGAACTGCGCGCCGGCAGGCTTACCATAGTTGATAACAAGATCCGTACCCTCATTCGTATCTGTGATATCGCCATACTCAGGGTTGAGCACAAGATTCAAAAGCTCTTTATAGGCCATCTTGCCATAACCCCAAAGACGTACACCCTGGTCTTCTTCCCCTCGGACAATCACGGGAGAAAAGAAACGCTGACGAGCGGACAAATTCTTTGCCATCTTAATACTCTCATCGCTTCCGTCCTTATAAAGTTGACGGATGAAATCATCAAGCGGATCAGCTTCACCGAAGTTACGCTTCGGGCTTAAGAAACCAGGGTTCTTGCCCAAGTTGTAGTGAAACCAATACTCCTTGAATGGATCTCCGTCAGAGGTGGGAACAATACGAATAACCGTTTCTCCATCCTCTGGACGCCAGAATGCACTCTTTCCGTTGCCGCGATTTTCCAAGGCATCGCGCTTTGCCTTCATCTTTGCTAAATCTAAAGCCATGATAATCTCCTTATTTGCTTTAAGCTATAGTACAGCCAGCTAATATCCTGACCGGCTTGAATACATGATAATAACGGTAAACGAAAAGTTAAGAAATATTTTCACCCTGAATCATGGAAGCATGATGGGCTGTATATGCATAGTTCTTGTCGTAGTTCGTCGAGTATATGCCGTATGAGGCTCTGGCCTTTGTGCCGGCACGGGATTTTACCTGTTTCACAATATCTCTAAAAAGATCAGCGTTTTCTGATAGCTCTTTTTCGCTTATAGCATAATAATACAACTTTTCGCGTGGGCATTCAAGATCAAAAAATAGTTTTTCTTCGCCTGTGTTAATATCAACCAAACCAACGGTGCTTATCTTTGCCGTCTCTGGGAAATTTGAAAATGTTGACATTTCTGGTTGTGTATGAGAGAAAACGTTTGTCATGTGCAACGTACTAGCAATTGTTTCATTTATTTTATTCCAGTATTCCTTAATTGAAACGGCGCCGACTATCTCTTCAACCTTCAAATTATCAATCAAGTAAATTCTTTCAAACTTATTTGATCTAGCATACTGCTGCATAACCTGAAACACGATTCTCTCTCGCATTCGACCTTTTTCGGTTATGATATCCAAATCAGGCCTAATGTAAACAATACTTATCTTATGGTCTTGTAATTGTTCTAGAATCCGCAGTGACGCGCCTGAGATGAAACCAGAGCCGCCAACAATAAGAGCGGCATGCCCGGAAACCCCAGATAAATCAAGGCTAGTATAATGCTGTTCGTAATCTTCGTGAGTGCTCTGTCTATTGATTGCAACGTAATTTTCATATCCCTTATCCTCCGTGTCAATACAAATAGTCTTGTATTGAGGATAAAGAGAGAACTTCATCGCAATGTTACATCCAGCAGAGCCTAAACCTATAATGGTATCCATTTATAACTCCAACTTCTTCATATTGCCAAAATGTTTTCCGGCGCTGACATTCACCTTGAAAGTACCTAGTCCTGTCTTAGATAAATTGTCAATAATTCCCACAAGAAGATCGCGGTCTTTATCGCAAAAATCGAGAACAAGACTATCGTGAATGCAGTAAGATACAAAACTTTGTTTTCCTTCTAATAATTTGTCGATTTCTATAACCTTTCTCAGGAACAAATCACTCGTTGTGCTTTGTATTAAATAGTTCAATGCCTTTGCGTCCTCTGTTTTTATGTTTCTGTCAAACGGTGTCGTGACCATACCGTCCTGATAAAAATCATCAACCAACTTGTTTTTGTCGAACATATTGTCAAGCATTTCGTTTTTTGCCACAGGATTGTATAGCCATGCAAATACTTTCTTTTTGACCTCAGACCGCTCAAAACGGCCCTTAAACACATTTTGGCCCATCCAGTGGTGGATATCACCCTCCGGTTGATCGATGCCTTGAAGGGCCAAAAAAGTCCTCAATTCGGCGGCATTATAATCCAGCTCAATAAGCCAATCGTTCTTTGGCTTTAAAATGTTGCGATAGTCCTTGTTTAGCGTTAAGATAGGAAAACTGCTGGGTTTTGTTGTTAGGCGGCCCGTGACGCTCCCCCAGGGATTGTAAATAATTTTTCTATTGGCCTTTGAAAGCTTTGTTTTCAAGTTTCTCTGTATAGTGTTGCCCATGCTCAATTTGTCAAGGTCTAGATTAAGGTTTTGCGAGCCTATTTTATTGGTAAGTTTTATCAAATCCAGATAAAAATCATAATTCTTGGGCTTTTTATAGTTTTCAAAAACGTGCTTTGTTATTTCGCTCTTGATTCTGCAATAATCAATCAAAAACCGCTTCGGCACCAAATCATAAAAGCAAACATCATTCAAGCTTACCTTGGCCTTTCTGAAAGAAGTTAAAAACGCCTTTGCTTGAGCCAATACCTTTTCCCAATCTTCTTTCAGGTCTTCTGGACATGTCTCGGTTAAGGATTTGCCGTTACACCAAATCTGTGCATATTCAACATCGCGATCTTCAAAGTGACAAGTATACTCCCATGTCTCGGTTAGGTCTAAAGAGTTAGGGTAATGATAAAGATTGCCGTCGCAATAAATCGCATAACATTCTTTTTTATTATCAAGTGTTTGAAAAAGCATACCATCCTCTAATATCCTCCCTTGACCTTAGTCGGGCCACCTGGCCCTGCTGGTCCGGTTCCTGGGTTTGGCTCTGTTGCATAACTGTCACCTGGGAAAGGCACCGGGGAGGGCAACACGACTGTTGTTTTTGAAGCTTCATCCAACGGCACCGAAAGCGAACCGGGCGGTGTCGTACCGCTGGTCACCTTAGAAGATAGTAACGACTTTGCATCTTGTCCAGGCTTACTTAACAATTCTCTAAAAATAACTTCATCAAACTTCTGTCTTTGCCTGGTCAGCTTTTTCATTATCTTGTCGACAATATTATTAAGATCGCTTGTTCTATATTCATCATAATATTTTCTGAGTTCTCTGCTACACTCTTTGTCTGACATAGTAAGTCCAAACTCTGATACTTTTTGCTTTAGATAAAACTTTATCCAGAATAAGTCATCATATTTCTTGTAGTACGCACTTTGTTTGTCTATTCTCTTGTCTTTGCCAAATGCATTTAATTTCTCTCTATAATGCTTTCTATTAAATGTCTTTCTAACGCCTCTGTCAAACTTAGGCAACTGAACATTGCAGGTTCCTTGTCGTTGAGGTATCTCAACGGCCGGGAATATGCTGACATAGTTATTATACATTGCAGCGGCAAAAAATCTCATGTACATAATATCCTCACGGTGTGCGAGATAGTAAACATTTTTAAATAAATCTCTTGGTGATGACTTCTTGGAGAACGTAATGTTTCTTTTGATGCCATCTCTCATCTTAGGATGGTTCAAATTAGTGTAAAGCCTGAAAGGTATGTTCTTGTCAATTATAAATCCATGAATCTGCGCAGCCCTTCTATAGAGTTCAAACTTTGGGTCATCATATATTTCTTTAAACTTTGCCTCGTCATCGCCATAGGGTATATCAGACACCTCTAGAACCAGGCCACTGGTAAAACTAGAGTTATAAGAAGACCTCAAAAACCCGCTATAAGTCAATGGTACCTGAGTTGCGTAACTATTAGCGAAGTCCTCCATGTGATGTAAAAACTCCTCAAAATTTAATATTTTGGCACCTATATCAACAAGATATCCATTAGTAAAGACATCATAAAACCTTTCAATGTGTGCTTGATACGACTTTCTAGCAGATGTCCATCCCCTATATACATTAAACGGAATCAGCGAGCTTGCCTTTCTTGAAAAGGAGCCAGGAGCCTGGGCAACGTATCTCTCACAGTAAGAGGCCATCTCCTCAAAGGCATCGACAACAAAATTTAATCCAAATATAGTTTCTCCAGCGGACGTAAACTGCTTTAAAAACGTAGCTGAAGGATAGATTGGATAGCCTTCTATATCCAAAGTGCCATACATGTGAATGTTATACCAAAAATCTTTTACACCAGCTTCGCCATATTGAAGTTGATCTAAGGCTTCCTCTCGATAAAATAATCTTTCTTTGAAGAGTTCCCTGGAATTTAAATTATCAGAGCCACGAGGCGAATCAATGCCATATGTTTGCACAGTGCGCTCTGTAAGCGCAGGGTCTGTGGCGTTGATTTGTTTCCTCTCTTTTTCTGTAATATATTCCATTAATCAAAAACCCCCTTGACAATATCTAAAGTCTTTTCTTCAACCTTTTTTACTTGAGCAAATGTATCGACGGCATCAACTCTTTTTTGATCGGGATTCTTAGTTGGATCAGATTCTTTTTCTATATTTGCTTGCTGAATCGATTTCCGCGTTGCAATAACGTTTGCTTTGCCGCCAGGATACATAAATATGCCTTGAATTTCAGTTTTATACGTGCTGGGTGTCAAAATATAATTAATCTTATTACACTGGTAATATCCGCCTATCCCAAGCTGACTAGACAAGGAACCCTTCTTGGTGCTCCTGCCTAAACCTAGAGATACGGCATTGACAAAGAAATAATGTCCAATTCTAAAAAAAGTATTACCCACCAATTCTAGTGTCATGTCATACCTGTTGCCGCCAGTTATATCATTCCCCAGCATGCTGCCTTCGACCTTCGCCTCTGGAAAGAAGGGTTGGTTGTTTCTTTCCAAGGTTGTATTTAAGATAACGCCGGCGTCTCGGCCGAGATAAAGGTGATAAATCCCCCTGCCACCATCGGCAAATCTAGAGCCATCCAAATCTTGCGGCTGAAAACCTGGGACATATATTAATGTATAATCCTTAGTCATATTTTTGCTGGTTGATGACACTTTTGGCATTTTGCCAACTCTATCCCTTACTTTATCAATACTAACAAATGCCTCACCAGGGACACCCAGTGCTCTATCTCTGGAGTTCTTCTTCGTTATGGTTAACTGCGAAATTGAGGCAAAACTAACCATGGGGCCAGTGGTGGTATTACGGCATCCCTCTCCGAGTGCCGTCGGCAACAAATCCTTGTTAATAGAGTCAACAAAATCTCGGAATAAAAGAGCATCACGGTCTGTTTTCACAATGTTATTGACAAACCAGTTGGAAAAGGTATCCAGCGTGATTGGAATATCAGCTATGCTAAATTCTCTTTTAATTCTTTTCTGGTCTTCCAAATCTCCACAGGCACTCCTTCTAACGTAAACCGGCCCAAGCAGGGGGGTTGGAAAGCTGTCAGTAACATCCCCATCGCGTATGTAGGCGTCGTGGAACTCAGTGCCTTCAGTTTTAAGGATTTTAAGGACAACCTCTAATAAATCTCCATAATGAAAGAATATTATTTCTCTCATGATACCACTTATTTTAACGCCCTGGGATTCGGCATATTTTTGTGTCTCTTTGATTCTGTTTTTACTAATTGTAGAGGCTCTAAGAGTTGAGGCACCTGATTTAACTTTTGGCGCCAGTTGTTTTTCTCTCCTTTTCATGTTCTTTCCGGCCTTGCCAACCGATGAAGTGAAATACTTACCAATTGTCAATAGCTTTTCAATCTGAGGACATCTATCCTCACTTCTCATGACTTCCTGTGTTAAATTTGCTTTTTCAGAGACTGCACCAAGTATTTCCTCTGGGACAAATATTCTTTTGAGAAAATCGCCATCCAGAAGTTCTTGTACAATTCTATCAAAACCCTCCTGTCTGCCAAACTGTCTATATCCTCTGACAGCCTTCTTGTCGTTTTCAATTTCCTCGCGCAATTGTTCTTTCTCGTCGCTATCCTTCAAGTCTTTAAGTTTTTTAATTTTATTAAGCACCTGTTGAGACTTTGCTTTGGCATCTTCGTTTCTCTCCCTATTAACCAAGATATTTGTGCGCGGGTCTCTCAAGATGCCATCAAGAGCAGCATTGTATGTAATATCCAATCTTACCGTACCATCTTGAGCTATGTCAAAAGTATGATCTCTTAAGGTTAAATTCATAACCCTTCTAGAGTGTGTAATTGATCTCACAATCCTATCTGCTCGGGCCTTTGTAACACCCCAGGAGGATATAACTTTCTTACTTGGTATTTGATAACCATATATTATCCTCAATCTATGGTCAAGCGGATCAAAATCTATATCACCAGGAGTCTTTCTTCTAACAAGATCCGAATAAGTATATTTTCCGGAAACAGTCCCCCTAGCTAAAAAATCTCTCAAAGTACGAAAAAACAATTTAAGATTGACCACTAGAGTATTACCTTCCTCTGCCGGCTGGGTTGTTTTGTCTTCAACAGTCAACTCCAGCAGACCCGCATCGCCGCCTCGGGCATCTTTGTTCCCAAGAAGAGAACCCTTCAAGACGGACGGATTTTTTGCTATCGTATCCTCCAAGTTGAATACATATTCATGTGATTCATTGCTGCGATCGACAAAAAAGATTCTTATATACGGGAACAGAGATGATGCTATTCTGGAATCCAGGTTAAAAAATTCATTTGCTTCCGGAACTCTATTAATAACAGATACCATGTCTGCCACATCAATATTAGGGTCAAGGGTTAGAAATTGCCTGTATCTGTTGACACCACCAGCAGTTCTTGGGTTGGCAAGAAGTTCACTGAATTCCTCTGTTCCCAGCATCGAAGACAAAGCACATTGAGAATACTTCATCCTCAGTTGATTAACAACCTTTTCATCCTTTGTGACGTTCTCTTTTTTGGTGACGTCAGCACTGAGAACCTGTCGGGGTCCTTCTTCTTCTGCCCTTTCGACGGATTTTTGGGCACTTTTTACAGGGTTAAGGGTCCAGTCATTTCTCGCCATAATTACACCTCAAAAAATTCTAGAACGTGTTCTAAGGGTGACGGTATAACTATCTTATCTCCTGGCTTAAGAAGAAATTCTGCCGGCTTCTTGTTGAACCAGGCAATAACCCACCACATCTCTGGGTCTCCGTAAAACTTGTCAGCCAATCTATCATATCGATCGTGGGAGCGCCACATGTGACTAACAAGAACGAGAGTTTGTATCTGTTCCGTGGTAGGATAGGCATGGTCAGGAGATGAATATTGTCTAATAAATGTAACACCCTTATCTCGAAGAAAATGCTCAAAAGCAGGATGATCATTTAAAAATACCGGTCTTGATTCATATCTTGATACTAAGCCCATAGTTAAACTCCTATTGATAACCGCTCGTGTCTATGCCGCCGCCAGTGGTAACTGGCAAAGCCGGGGACTGCCCTGGTGTCAAATTAGATGTGCCGGCCAAGAACGCGGTCGTGACTGCTGCTACGCCAGGGGCTGCACCCTCCAATGTCGCCATATCAACACCGGTGGTAGTCGTATCGACTGATATACCCTCCCCAAAGGCACCATCTTCCTCGTGCAAATTGATCCCTTTTCCTAAAGCGGGTCCAAGAGTATCATTTCTATCCAATTCCTCCTGCTTTGGCACAGTGGCCTTGCCAAGCCATGCTCTGGATCTTATTGATTTATGTAGTGGCTTAAAAAGGCAGCTAAAACTATAGGCTTTAGGGTAAAACTTATTACCCTCATAAAACATGCCTTGTTCTATCAAGGGCGTAAAATCTATTGATTCAACCACACCCATTAATTTACCGGTACCGTCACTTATCAAATTGTTGAACTTTATTTGAAACAAGGGAGGGTTAGTTAATACGTAAACACCCTTGTCAACGGATCCATAGCTTGGATAAAGCATTCTCTGCAATTTTTTAATCTTATCTAAATTAGTTCGAGCATCGGCAGGCGAAAATGATGGCACTTCTAGGGCAAAATTAATAACTCTAACAGTATTTTGATAACTAAAGATGGGGTCCATCCTAGCATAAACATTTTGTTCTTCAAAGTTTGCCGTTACGGTGTCGGAGAAGTCTGTCAAAAATGCAGCGAATTTAAGTGGAGACGATCTTCCTCTTGGGTTGTGAAATTCTATAACCTGGCCAGAGCTAATAAGAGCCTGGACGCCTGAATCACTTTTAATACTGTTATCAACATTTTGATCGAATAAGCCCATTATAGATTACCTGTCATCATTTTAGGATACGACTTGTTAGCGTAACCCTGCCTTTTATTGACACCTTCGTTAATAATAGGTATCAGAGCTTCGCCAACTTTCTTATCACTTAAGTAAATAGCCACTTCCTGTGATTTTCCTGATCCTGCCAACTTATCTATTGAAGCCGCCATCTGACGAACCACTGCTATTAGTTCTGGTGTGCCTCCCGTACCAGGGCGCCCACCAGCAATAGCTTCCGCTGTTTCGCCAATCGCTCTAATAGGCTCGGCATCGCCGCCCTCTAAGGATGCTGCTGTTTTAAACAAGACAGTTAAATTCTCAGCAACACCCTCTTTTACTTTAGAAATACCCTGGAATGCGACGGCTAAATCCGCGAAAGAATCGAGAGCAAGCTTGATCCCAAAGCCTATTCCAGTCACTGCTACGCCAATGGCTGCGATTGGAATTGCAGCGGCTGCTGCAGCAGTGCCAAAACCTGCAATAGCTGGTATTCCAAAATATAAACTAGCCACAAAGCCACCAAATGTTAACGCAATCGCGGCGAGGGCGCCAACCATCTGCTCGCCAGTCAACTCTGCAAACGATGAAACCAAGAGGCTCATGCCTGCTGCAGCGAGACCGATACCAGCGCCGAGAAGCAATATTGCACCTCCCATAGCCAGAATTGAGCCTGCTGACATCTTAGATACCTTTCCTAGATTATCAGTCTTTTTGGCCAGGTCTTTTTGAACGTCTGCGCCTTCGGCGGCCACTTTATTAAAGAGTTTTTCTTTCGTTATCTGCCACATCTTCTTTGGAATATACGAAGCTATACTGCCTGTGAGTTTACCTGTCCAGGCCGTTAGTCCTTTTAATACTCCGAAGGTTGCAACTGCGGCAAGGGGAAACAGCTTACCAGAAAATTCCGCAAATTCTGCAATTTTACCAATAACAACTTCAAGTGTTTGAATAACCGGCTGTACAGCGAAGGTTAAACTTTGTAGCGCAGCCCGAAGTTTCTCCATATTGTCTGTTGCGGCTTCCATGAGCTTTTGCTTTTCTTCATCTGCGATAGCAGTTAGGTCTGCCTCTGCCAAACGCTCGTCTAATTCTGCAAGAGTGCCGCCAAACAATTTGTTAGCCTCATTTAGGTCACTGATGCCCATTTTTGCAGCAATTGCTTTTTGCTCAAACTTGCCTAGACTGCCAAATGCCAAGCCCGTAGCATCCATTGCTTGTTTCAATGTTCTAATACGCTGATCTTCAGACATATGAACCATTTGCAAACTGTTAAGATAGTTGCCGCCCAAAATAGCGTTCAAGCCACTCACAGCCTCGGCAGCACCCTCATACGTATCAAACTGTTCTGTTATCTGAAGGAGGCGTCCGGTGGCGATACCAGTTGCCTTCGCTGCTGCCGCAACTCCCTTAAAAACTTTTATCGTGTCACGGCCATACCCAGCCAACACTGGCAGCGAGTCTTTAAACTCTTGCATAGTCTCTTCTTGGCTCTTACCAAGGCTGAGAGCTAACCCAGATAATTGGTCAACTGCCCCACTGGTTTCTTCCATGGTCATGCCAAGGGTTTTTGTTAAATCATTCATCAGACTAGTGGATGTCTCAAAAGAGACGCCCATCTTGTCTAGCTGAACAGCCATGTCAGAGGCAATTTTTCGTGAGGTACCGCCCATGACAATAAAATCACTAAGATTCTTGTGCAGCGCATTCACGGCGTGGGCCGAATCTTCAACACTGACCCCAAATGATACGTTTTCTTCCCTTGTCGTGCGGATCAGTTCATCAAAGCGGCCTGCTGCACCCGTAGATCTGTTAAAAGATGAGATAGCCTGGTCTTGGGCCGTAATCATGGCTATAGTGTTATCTCTGATGCCTCGTACTGTTTGGGCAAGCAAGTTTCCGGGCGATACAGAGGTTAGCATGGTCTTACCAACTTCTCCTAGCTGCATTCCCATGCCTTTAAAGATATTTCCGGTGCCTAACTTTTCAGCTTTGGCAAAAAAGCTCTTTTCGTAGGCTCTGGAACTGAGACCCAACAACCCAAGAACATTATCTGTTTCGTCACGAGCATCCTGAAGATAGCCGGCCTGCTCTTTGAGGAGGTCTCGTAAATCTTTGTCTTTTCTTATTTGTACTTCAGTTGAGGCGATGATCTTGGCGCGGTCACTCAACTTTCTTTGAAGGACGAGGAGTTTTCCTTGATCAACTTCAGCGGCGTTTATGGTTTCCTCAACCTGCTTCTTAAGCTGCTCAACTGCCAGCTTTTGTAGGCGCAGAAGTTCAGATCCAGCCTGGAGACGGGCTTCGTTATGGGCAGCTTGCTCTTCTAAGGCGCGCACAGACTCAAAATCATATTCATTTTGCTCTTTTTTTAAGTCTGATATCTCTTGATAAGTTGCAGAAAGGCCCTTTAGCTTCTCTGAAAGGGCAGCTATCTTCTTATCTGTCTCTTCTACCCCTGCATTAAACTCTTTTTGAGCAGCTAGTGCCTGTTCTAGTTCTTCTCTTGTCGCCATTGATTAGAGTTCCTAGCCGATAGGCCATTTAAGTCCTGTTGACTTCTCGAAACCTTTGATGGATTGGTCCAGCTTGATCTTATTGCGATAGGTTCTAGCATCGTTTAGGCCATATTTGATATATGAATCCATGTAGCTCTTCTCGCTCTTGAGAGCGTTGCCAAACGACCTAACCTTGGAACGTGATCCCTTAACTAGTGCATTAATTGGCGCATCATTAAACATAGCACTAAGCATATACTTAATTTTTGCCCCCATAAGCATCAATTCACTAAATTCATTTAAGGGCGCATCGAGATCGATAACAATTTCCTGCAGTTCGTCTTCGCTTAACACTGTTTCCATGGTATATTTACCTCCACCATTACTTAAATAATTAGTAATGGAAACGAAAAAGGGCCGGAATGTCAATTCCTAGCCCTTGTTTACTTTCTTTTTGCATTTCGCATCATTTCATCATGCTTTTTCTTTTCTTCTTCAAACTGTTGTTTGAGTCTTTCCATAAACCAAGTTCTCAAACCAACAGGAAGACTATAAGCTTCTGTGAAACTCCAGCCGCCATGGTATTTTAAAAGAAAAATATGCTCATAGATGGATTCTGCGTATTTACTATCTAGGCCAAAAAAAGTCAGAGGTAAACGGTACCTCCATATCTTGCTCATGGCCGCAAGAACTGCACTCATATGACTGAGTAAGATCAATATCTGGCATCAGTTCACTGTATACGGTACGTAAATACCTAGAATCTGCTGCCGGCATGTTGTTGACAAACTCATTGATCTGACGCTTATCAGCAATGCCATTCAACGACACAATGAAAGCCTTCATTTGATCCGTTAATGCGGTATTAGGTATAACATCGCCTAACTTCTTTTGTCTCTTTTTGGTGATTTCTAGCTGCCTTGCAAAATTACTCTCATCAGTACTTGTAAGCAACCTAACCTGAGCAGAAACCTTCGTCTTGGGCAATACTATATTAAAAGTACCATCATCATTAATAGTATATGCCTCACTATCTTCACCCTCTGGGAAAACAACCTTGTGACTCAATAAACTAAATTCAAAGTCATCCGTCTCCGAACATGCAGGGCAAGTCACACGAGTTTTGTATTCATGACCATAGGCAAACATTCTGGTGTGTACCAAGATTGCATTCTTATCTCCAATCAAAAGATCTCCGACCTTAATCGATTTATCAACAATTACGCTTTGGACAAGTCTATCAATTGCAACACCCTTCTTTAGCAAAGATCGAGAAGTTAGAATCTCCTCCTCCTTTGCCGTCATGTGTTTAATTTCAATTGTTTCTTGGCCGTGCAATGCGTGTCCAGAAGGGTAAAACCTACCTTGTGATGGCAAGTCAACGATTTCCGTTGGCACAGCAAAGCTTAAGCCAATACCAGCATTATTTTGTTCGGGGCTTGTTTCGCCCTCATGAAGTGCGCCGACTGGGGCGTCTGCTGGTGGTGCCCCCAGTCGGTCTTCATTATTCCTAACTGACATTCAAACCTCTTTTTATGTCTCTTATATACTAACCATAGAAGGTTGGGCGATCCGCCATACCCAAGTTATTATCATTATTAAGTTTAGCAAAATCATAACGAAGTGTTAAGCTAACTTCTGTTAAATCGTCACTACTATAGTCTAAATCACCGAAATTAATATCTTTAATCCATGCGTTGTAGAGAACCCATTCTTCGAGGACTTCTTGTACACCAAGTAAGGGATCACCGGTGATGATGCCTGCATCACCTTGGTTACCAGCAACGGAGCCCATCTGATCGCCTATCTGCTGAATCTTGACCATGCCAAGGGCGGTCGTTGCAGCAGCTTTGGAGATTGTCTGCGTCGTGCTTTGATCAATAGGGGGAACGTAACCGGCGGCGCCAAGTGCGTTATAGACGCTCTGTGCAAGGTCGGGAACCGAAGGATCAACTAACGTAATGTCCACAGTCTGCCATTCAACAGCACCGGGGTAGTAAAATTTGTGATTAATATATCTGTGCTCAGTCTCCGAAATAGAGAAAGAGGGTTTTTGGACAGTCTTGGCTACCCAAGGCGTCGCTATGTTGCCCAAGTAACAGAGCCATCTATAATTTCTTTTCGGCTCCGCTACCGTTAAATTGCTGTCCGACCAAAATGCCATTTTTATTGTTCTCCTATGAAAATTAAGTTTAGGTTGTTCCTTTATTAAATAGTGGAGCAGTCCGAAAACTGCTCCACATTATTTTTAATCATCGAACGCTGCTCCGGTGTTAGTGATGTTGAAGTCAATCGCAATGTATTCGATTGCGCGAGCCGGCTTCAAGAACACCTTCGCGTAAAGAATGTTTCTGTCAATGAGATCATCCGTGGTAGTAGTACTATCCAGAACTAACTTGTACTCGGTCAGGCCGAATCTAGTCTGCACACTTCTCAGGAAGGGCTCAACCTTGCCAGTGAAGCGGTTCCAGGTAGCTTGCACGTTTTGATCAAACAGAATTCCCGCAGCAAATCTCGAAATCTCTTTCTTGAGGAAAATCATAAGTCTTCTGACGTTGATTCTATCAAGAGCAGAGGGGGTTGCCTGCAAGGTCTTCTGTCCAAACACCACCAGGCCCTCGGAGGGGAAGGAGGCGATCGGGTTGACATTAGCTTCGTAAAGCTTATCTCTGTCTTCCTTGGTAAGCTTGAGCGTGGTATCAACAATCGGAACACCTGCTGCGCCGTTGCTTAAGCCGCCTCTGTTAAATCCAGCTGGGGCGAACCAAAGTTCAGACTTGTTTTCCGAGTTCGACATGGTACCAAGGGCCACAATCGAAGGCGGAATGTAGACAAATGCATCATTCTCTCTATCGTACATTTGCACGTAGGGGAAGTAAGCGCATGCGTAGCTGCTGTTGATTTGTCTGGTCTGCAGGTTACTAACTGTCAAGTCAACATCACCAACTCTGTTTTGATAGGTGTTGGTGCTCTCAGCGGCTGGTTTGAAGTCACCCTCCAAATCAATGATTGCCAAGGCATCTGCACGATCTTCACAAGTGTTGATCAGATGCTGGGTGAGAGTGTCTTCTTGCAGGTTTGGTATAACAGCAAGGTTAAACTCATATTCTTCAGGATCTCTCACAATATCAATTGCCTGCTTTATGGTGTTGTATGGAGCCCAGCCCGTCTCGGTCTGACTATCGAGATCAGCGTTGTTGAACGGATCAGCCTCAGTAATATCCAAGCCATGGAAGCCACCAAAGAGAGGCAGGGTGAATTTATCGGCGCCGTAAAGCACAGCGGCCTCCCAGCCAGTTTTCGTCACGCTGCCCTTAGTGTAACCAGACGTATCAGCAGTAATAGAGTGGCCACGCTGACGCGAACCGGACGCATAAGCGTGACGAGTCTCGCTAGTACTGGTGCTGCCGCTATGGACGTCATCGAGAGTAAAGTGGAATGGAAACTCGACCGATGACTCCGAAAGAGTAGTTGCGTGCGTTTCTGTGTTGATAGTGTCAGGGAGGCCTCGGAGGATATCTCTGATGCTCTCATCAAACACATGACTAGCAGTGGTTCTCGTAGTAACAAAGCCATGGTATGCCATACTATTCTTAGACAGGCCCTCGTCAGAGGAGGAGACCCTAAGTGGCACAGTGGGGAAAAGGAAAGAGCCAGTGTAGCATGCAATCCCAACGTCCTCATTTGGCTGCGTTCTGACTGCAGATCCATCACCCGATTCTTCAGCACTGTCAAAATCTCCGTAGCTCCTGTCGTCCGCACGCGGTGAGACGTGGGCTGCGTCGCCGAGATCCGCGCTGTCATTCAAGGAGGCCCCAAAAGCAGAGAAGTTTGCATTCCCGCTCATAATCGAGAATCCCTTGAAGCGCGGAGGAGAAACAAAGCCGAATGGCACGCAAGACGGGTCGGGAGGTCCAACCATATCAACGTCTTGGTCCATCTCAACTCTAATGAATTCAGAATTGTTGATGAACTTACCATATTCTTTGTTTCTTCTAGTCGTAGAATCAAACTCAACGTACCTGTCACCAATTCTTCTTGCGATATAGTTAGGAGAATTTGGATTGAGGCTCAAGTTAGAGTATCTTTCCACCTCTTGGATCTTGGCATCAGTGTCAGTTAATCTTCTCACTACAACCGTGAAAGTGCTGTACGGATCTGCATCGCTAGTGGAAGCTCTAAGGTCTTGAATCGAGATCTTAAGGTTGTGCATCTCATACATGCCGGCCTTTCTAGTGTGGAATTTAAAAAGCTTAGTCTTCTTACTAACAGCATCCCATTCGGAGTAACCTCCAAGATCCTGAGAGAAAACCCAGCCGGTCTGGGCTTGTTTGTGACCAAATTTTTTGTTAGCCATGGTGGTGGTGCCGTTAGTGAGAGGGGCAATAAACCCAAATACCCCGCCTGCTCCTTCGCTGGTCGGTACCCCGCCAAAGTCGCTCACGCCGCCGTCGCCTTGGGTCAGGAACCGGTCATAAGTCTCACCGAGCCAGTAGCCCTTGGTGGCACCCGCGCCGAACCCAGCATTGGTTAAAGTGGGGTTAGTGTTAAACACCTTTCTAATATAGTGTGGGCTGTTTTTATCGAAGTTAAACGTAATTTTCTCCGATACTGCTGCATCAGTGGTCGAAGAAAGCACCGCAGCAGTAAACTTCAGGTTCGAACCCTCAGACTGAATCAGAGTGTTCATCGAAGCCGTGGCTGCGTCAAAGGTTCCGCGCACAGAACCGGTAAGCAAGATTGCATTGTTCGTGTTACAGTACCAGACGGCTGCAAGCGAGCCAGTTTTGGGCGAATCATTTCTAGTCGTGTTGGCAGCTGCGCCGCCGTCCGTTGAAGAAGAAGCAATCAGGAACAAGCCATAAGCGCCGCCTG